GGTTGAAAGGCAACTATTTATTGCGGACTTGAACGCATCCGAAACCGCCGTACCGATTGCAACGCCCACATTCACGAAACAACCTTTGATTTTCTCCCACAAATCAGAGAAAAAGGATGTAACATTTGCGAAAGCGTTTTTAATATTCGTCCATGCGTTATCAAATTGCGTTTTAAACCATGTTGGAATTGATGCAAGGGCGGTTTTTATCTCGGTCCACCGTGCGCCAAACCAACTTCCGATTGCTGAAAATACCGTTGTTACATTGGTATAGGCGTTTGTGAACATGGTTAAAAACCATGTGGCTACCAACGCAAGGGCTGATTTTATATCATTCCACCGTGCGCCAAACCAACTTCCGATTGCCGAAAATACCGTTGTTACATTGGTATAGGCGTTTGTGAACATGGTTAAAAACCATGTGGCTACCAACGCAAAAGCGGCCTTAATATCATCCCACCTTGCAGAAAACCACGAACCAATCACGGAAAATATGGTTGTGATTGCCGTGTATGCTTCCGTGAAACGGTCTGAAAACCATTGTCCCACGCCCTCAAATACGGACACAATAAAATTCCAAATACCCGAAAAGTTTTCTCCAACACTCGTTCCGAAACCCTCTAAAAATCCGGTTACGAAATTGCAAACGGCGGTAATTATGTTTTTTATGAAATCAACCGCATTTTGAAATGCACCCTCTAAATGTGAAAAAAATCCGTCAAAATCTCCCGTGAATAGTGCAATAACCGCCTGGATTATATTTGTTACAAAATCAACCACATTTTTCAATGCTGCAATAATCGGTGCTGCTGCATTTATAATTCCGTTTAATACCGCCCCTATGTAGGTTATCAAGAAATCAAACACGGGTTGTAACGCCGTCATAAGATTTTGGAATGCTTGTTTTAGGCTTTCTATAATCGGTTGTACATTCTCCCACATTTGCGAAAATGCTTCTTTTAACTTTCCGATTGAACCGTCTACCTTTTCTTTAAATTCATCATTCGTTTTGTATAAATAAACAAACCCTGCTGCCAATGCGGCAATAATTCCAATTACTATTCCAACCGGTCCCGTAAGTGCAGATAAAACGCCACTCATTCCGCCTATTTTGCTTGTAATGTTCGTTACTGTCTTTATTACCCCGGATATTCCCGTTGAAAGTTTGCCAAATGCAAGCACCGCCGGGCCTATTGCAGCAACAACCAAACCTATTTTTACAATTATTTGTTTTGTGCTATCGTCCAGGTTCTTGAACCATTCCGTAAATTCCTTTACTTTGTTTACAACCTTTTCAATGGTCGGTTGTAATGTGCTTAATATGCTTTGTCCCAAATCTGACCCGGCAACTTTCAAATTGTTCAATGCAACTTTCGCCTGGTCTGTCGGGTCAAGTGTTCCGTTAAATGTATCTTCTACAACGCTTCCATAGTCTGTTAATGCACCGCTTAAATCATCAACGGACAATCTCCCCTCTCTTATTGCCTGGGTCATTTCTGCCGCGCCCTTTGTTCCGAAAAGTTCCGTTGCGGTCTGCAATGCTTCCGTTTCCGTGGATGCGTTTTTAATGCTATCTATCGTTTCCGCTAATGCTTCATCCATACTTTTACCCTCGGATGTCGCATTTGCAACCGCTTTTTTCAATCCGGCAAGGGCGGTTGTTGTGTCAACGCCGTTTGCTTCAAATTGTGCAAGCAAATTAACGGATTGCGTTATATCCAATCCCATTTCTTTAAGGGTTGCCCCGTTGTTACTTAGGGCATTTTCCAATGTTTCCATTGAAATACCCGTGTCCTGGCCCGCTTTCGTCATAAGGCCTAAAACATTTGATGTTTGCGAACTGTCAACGCCGAATTTTGTCATAATACTATCCACGCTATCAATAGCCGTGTTTAAATCCGTTCCGTTGATTTCTGCAAATTCTATAAATTGTTTGCTTAACTCTTCCAGGGTTTCCCCGGTCGAACCAAACCTTGTGTTTACCTCTCCAATCGCTATTCCGGCACTTTCCGCATCCGTTGGAATTGATGAAAACACATTATCCATGTTGTCTTTTAATTCTTCCGCCGCATCCCCGGTTGCACCCGTCTTTTCAATGATTGTGTCATATCCGGCATCAAGTTCTTTAAATGCAGCAACCCCGGCGGTCCCTATCGCTGCCACGCCAGCCGATACCACGGATAATTTTGTGCCTATTGCGGTTGCTTTATCTCCCACGGTCCCGAAAGCGTCCCCGACTTTTGCAAGTGTATCATTGCTTTCTTTTGCCTGGGTTTCAAGGCTTTTTAACTCTTGTTCCGTGGCGATAACTTCCCGTTGGATTGCTCTATATTGTTCCTCGGATGCTTCGCCCTTTTGGAACTGCTCTTGCACCTGGGCTTCCGCCGATTTCAAAACATCTAATTTTTCTTTTGTTTCGCCTACCGCTTTTGTAAGCAATTCTTGTTTTTGCGCCAAAAGTTCCGTATTTTTGGGGTCAAGTTTTAAACCTTTTTCAACCTCTTTTAATTCGCTTTTGGTACTTTTGAGGTCACTATTTACACCCTTTAAGGCGGTTTGCAATTTTGTTGTATCGCCGCCGATTTCAATAGTAATTCCCTTTATGTTATTTGCCATGCCTTAACCCCCTTTCTGCCCGTATTTTTCGCGTAATTTCTTTTTATCCGGCTTTACTTGCTCCATACGCCAACAATCCTTTAGGTATTTTCTTCCCTCTTCGGATTGTGAATTTTCAAAAATCATTGCTTCCCGTAAGAAAAATAAATATACATCAATTTCCATTTCCTGGACTTCGTAAATGTCCAGGTGGCAATAATCCATTACCAATTTTTCCGGGCGTGTATAAATTTCATATGGTATTTCATCCCCTTTATCCCGTGGATAAAAGGGAACTTTTAGTTTGGGTCTGTTTTTAATTCGTCTACGAACTCCATATAAGCATTAAGGATTGCGGTACACTCTTCAATGTCGTAATCCTCTATTTCTTCCCTGGAAATCTTGACACGGCCCATATTGTTATTTAATACTGCTGCCATAACATCATAAATGGCGGAAATGTCGGTTTCGTCCTCGCTATCCGCCGTCTGTATCTGTTTAATTGTTTCAAAAACGCCCTTTTGCGGCATTCTCACAACAATCTTTTTTCCTTTTTCGATTACCGCCCCGGTATCGTCCACCTTGTCTTTTAAGGTAAACGGCCAAAACGTCCTTTTTAATTTATTGCAATTAAATTCTTTTACTGCCATGTTGCGTTCCCTCTCTTTCATGTTTTTATGCTATAAATAAGCGGCCGTGGTATTCCCTCGGCCGCTCAATAGGCCCCTGGCCCTCGCCTTTATGCTTATTATCCCTCGTTGTCGGCGGTGTCTGTTGCTTCGGCTTCGTCCATGTCCTCTGTGTACAAAATCAATGTACCCTCTTTATCCATTGGCTGCGCCTTAAACTCTGCATCAATAACGGTTTCACTATCTTTTGCGAAAGCAATAGTAAATCCGGCCTGGTTGTTTCCGACAATGGTAACTCTGATTGTTCCGTCCTCGGTGTCCTTATGAACAAATCGCAACACATACTTTTTACCCGTTGCGTTTCCGATACCGCCGATTTTAACGGTGCGAATTTTCTTTTCTTTGTCCTCTGTTACCCTTGCGGTCTGACATAACTTTTCAAGGGTTGTTCCGCACCATGTCATTATCCCGGATTTCAAGGTTGCTTCCTCTTCCGTGATAATTACCTTTGAAACTTTCCCCATATCGTCCTTTGCTTCGTAGAACTCCGGGGCATACTCGATTTCCGCGCCGCCTTTAATGTGTCCCAGGCGGTTATCTTCCGTTTCAATCGTGGCATCATCCGGCAACTCCTCATTTGTTCCCTGGAAATCGGTACAATATAAATCGCCACTTCCCAAAACAATACTTTCTTTGTTCATTGTTTCGCTGCTCCTCTCTGCTTATTTTTTTCTCAATATCGCCGTTACTTCAAACGCCGTTTGAAAACAACCCTCTTCCTCGATTGGTGTTGTATATTCTTCATACTCCACATCCGGCAATACTTCGTTTCTGATTTTCTCCCTCAATTCCTCGGCGGCTTCATCATCCGCAACCGTGTATAATTCAAGTTGCCAATCTTCCGCCACAAGGTTATTGAGATAATCCGCGCCGCGTCCGCTTCTATGTGGCGTTAGGTAAACCAAATAGGGTAAATCCGGCACGGGGTCTTCCAATGTCCCCTCAAAAGCATTTTTGGCAATCGGTAAGCCAATCGCCGCCGCTCTTTCGGTCAATACTGCTGCCGCTATGCTCATTGTTACCCCCTAACTTTCCGTTCTATCTTTTCCACCGCCATTTCCGCCACCTGGTCGTTGACCGGGGCAATATGGCTAAATGCTTTGACTCTGCCGCCGTTGCGGCTTTGGTGTCCGTTTTCCAAAAGGTGGGTTAATTGGTAATGTTTTTTGTTATATACGCTATAACCTTGCAATCCAGCAACCGCACTTGCACGGCTTCCCCTTGCTTCACTATCCCAATCCTTTGTGTATTTCCCCGTTCGCTCCTGGTACGGTCCGCCTTGCTTTAGCATTTTGGCGGCTTCCTCTGCCGTTTCCTTGAAACTTTCGTTTGCCGCCTTTGTAACCTCTGTATTGAAATTCTCCAACTGTTCTTTAATTGCAGCGTCCAGGCCGTCTATTGTAACATTCATTTCCGGCCCACCCTTTCCGTCAAATAAAGTTCTATTTTCTCGTTGGCTTTCGGTCCATAGGTTCTATAAATCGTGTACTTTTTCCCGGAAACTTCAACTTCCGTTTCGCCGTTGTACTCGCTTCCCCAAACTTCCAACATCATTTCCGCCTTATAGCCATTTTGCCCGGCGGCGTTAAATTCATCACGCCCCACCGGGTTAATCTCTGCTATTACTTTGGTTTCCTGGTATTCCGTTTGGTTTTTCTTTATGAGTAATTTAATTATCGCTTCCACGATACCCACCGCCTTTGATTTTTGTACACATCATTTCATAGGCTGCCGCCAACTGCTCCCGGTTGTCCGGGTTTCCGTAATTGGCTTGTACATACAACAAAACGGCTTCCACAATGAGGGGGTCGGACGGGCTTTTTAAATATGTTTCATAGTCAACGCCTATCCGCTTCAAGTCCGCAAGGGCAACATTTACAAGTTGCCCTATGTCGCTATCTAAATCATCATTTGATAACTTGCGTACTCGCATTTTGGCGGCCGCTATTAACTCTTTTTCTGTCATGCTCTACCGCCTTTCCGCCTATCTGTTAGGCCGTTGCCTTGTTCTTTACGCGGATAAATCCGTTTTTGGCAACCACATTTCCGCCCATAAATACGCTTGCTCTGTAAGCAATCTGACCCTGTTTGAACTTGTACTCCGTTGACTTTCTCGCGTCAATGTCGGAGAATACCGCAACTTCGTAATTGCTTAACGGGCCGTAAGCCATTGTGTACTTGTCGGCATCTGCTGCCGCCGTGCTGACCTCGTTACAAGCCGAATTGATAATAAACGGTACTTCGTCAATCGTCCCGGTATTGCCGTGGTTTACAATGGTGTAAACCTTTCTGCCCTGCTTATCACGCAACTTTGCAAACTTCTTTAAGTCCTTTTTGTTGAGAATAAGCACGGCGGTATCTTCCACATCCTCTTCCCCACCGAATGAGTAAATAATTTCATCCAGGGTTGTATCATCAATTTCCGAAACGACAATATCCGTGTTGCGGTCGATAATATCATCATCCGCATCCGTTGGATTGTAGAAAATTCCACAGAATTTTCCCGTTCCGCCCGGTCCAATTAAAATCTGACGGCTTGCATAACG